ACTGATCTTTATATTTCTAAAGAAGATCTATCAGAAAATGAGTATAGAATCTTCTCAGCTCTTTTACCAAAACTAAAAGAGTTCGCAGAAGATATGGCGCTAGAGTATCTACTTTCAGGACTAGTAATTCCTGAAATAAAATTTGATACTGTCGGAAAAGAAGAACTTAAAAAGTATAACATAAAGAAATACACTTCTATGGAATTTCCAGTATCTTTGTGGATCAGAGATCCAGCTACTGTGAAGATTAATAAAACTATTTTAAGTGACAAACCTTCTTACTTTATTAACATACCAGATGATTTAGCTTTCTTTATAAAGAACAATGGAAGATACCCAGATGGTACAGAAGACCCAGAATTGTACAAACAGTTAGTAGAGATGTATCCAGAATTTGTACGTAAAGTAAAAAGTGGAAAGAAAGATATTCTCCTGACAGAAAATGTACATCTTATTATAAGAAGAAGAGTAATCTCCGATTCTGGTTACCCAGTACCCTTCTTATACAAATCAATTGAATCAATGAAGCACAAAAGAAATCTTAGAAGAATGGATTATTCCGTAGCCTCTAGAGTTATCACAGCTATTCAATTGATTAAGTTAGGTAATGATGAGTATCCTGTAACAGAAGATGATGAAGAACAGTTCAATGATATTAAAAATCAGATGTATTGGAGAAACTCTGCTACCAACACAGAAGTAGAAAAAGTGTTCCAGCTCTTTGCTAACCATACTTTGACAATTGAGTGGGTGTTCCCAGAGACAGATGTTCTTTTAGACGAAGCTAAATATGCGGATGTTAACCAAGATATTATGGTTGGCTTAGGCTTTCCAAAAATATTAATGACTGGTGAAAATGATAGGTCAGGTGCTGGAGACAGTAGCTATGCTGCTTCTAGTCCTATAAAAACAATAGAGCATTTCAGAAATAAACTCATTTCTGTTTTGCAGTATGTTATAAACGAGCTTTCAGAAAGAAATAATTTAAGGTCTACTCCGGAGATTTCCTTTATGCCTATCCAGCTTGCTGAGTTTGGTGTCTTTATAGATGCTATCAGAGAGCTCTATACAAGTGGAAATCTTTCAAGAGAATCTTATGCTAGTTTGTTTGGGTTCAATATTAAAGACGAGTTATTGAAGAGATCAGAAGAGAATAAATTACTAAAAGAATATAAGTTAGATGATTTTGCACCTCTGCCCCATTCAAATGCTCCAAATAGTAATGATCCTAATAGTAAAGAAACTCCTGCTAAGAAACCTACAGAGAAGAAACCAGTAGAAAAAACTAATAATACTAAAAAAGTAGAATAAAAGTCTTATATAGTTTACGTTAATAGAACAAATATGATATAATAAATAATAGAAGAGTGGTAATAGTTTACCGCTTACTATGAAGAGGTGCTATGGAAAAGTTATACAGTTTCTTAACCAATTTAGAATTAATTGATGTACAAGCTGTAGAAGAAAATCAAGCGTTCGCTTCTGTTAGTTTAAACCCGAACATAACGTGGGCAAAATTTACTCTGACTGACGATCAACCGAACGCCAATAAACAACGAGTTCCTAGAGAAGAATTTGAAAATTTGATGAATACAGGTATTTATATGCCTATAAAAATGGAATTAAACAAACATCTTGGGGAGCACGAAGGTTCTTTACCACTCGGAACAATTGCTCATTTAAAAATTGACAGTAATAGGATCAAAGGTTTAGCTGCCCTGTGGAATCAAGAGAGACCTAATGATGTCAAGCTTTTAAAAGAGAAATATAATGAGGGTGAACCATTGAGATTGTCTTGGGAGCTTGCATACTCTAAGGCAGAGGTAGAGGAAGATGGCACAGAGGCTTTAAGAGGGGTTTCATTACTAGCTACTACAGTAGTTGGGAGACCAGCTTATGGCGATAGAACTTCGATAGAAGCTCTTTCTACTACCGAGGCGTCACAAATGGAGGAAAATAACGAAATGGATTATGATAAAATTATAGAAGACTTGAAGAAAGAACTTTCTGATTTAAAAACTGAATATGAAAAAATTCAGGGCTTAGCAGAAACCAAGACTTCTGAATTAGAAACAGCGAATTCTGAGTTAGAAGACTTGAGAGAATTCAAAAACAGTATTGAAAAAGAGAGATTAGAAGCAGAAAAACTTATCACCATTAAAGAGAAGTTTGCTGAAGCCAGATTAGAAAAAGATAATGACTACTTTGTACAAAACAAAGAAATGTTTTTAGCTTTGGACGAGAAAGCATTAGACTTTATGCTTCAAGAAATGGTGGCAGGTCTTAGTACATCTGCCTCTAAAAAGCCAGACAAAGAAGAAATTCCTAATATAATCGGTGACGAAATAAAAGAATTTTCTATCAAAGAAATGGCAGAACTTTTAAGAAAGAATAAATAAACAGGAGGATATGTACTGTGGAAATTAAAGGTGGATATCGAGATATTTTGAGTGTGGTAACAACCGCTGATGTTGTAGAAGGCAGATTTGGTTTATTAACAACTCATATACATACTTATGATTTAGGTAGTCGTGAAGATTTGCCGGGTTGGAAAGTCCCTGCAACTGCTGAGGAAGCGAAAAGAGCACGTTTCTTAATCGCTTGGGCAGTTGACAATAGACCTACTCCAATCTATTCAACAATTCCGTCAACCGTTTGGAATACACGAAGAGGCTATGGGCAAGACCCCAACGTGCCTTTTAGTGCAACCGTATACTTAACCCAACCGAACCATCAGGAAGGATTAACAATCCCCTCTGGTATTCCGGCTTTAGCATTTTATGGTGGAGCTTATACTATAGCTTCTGGTGCTTTTGTTGATAGTGCAGATATTCATAATGTCGGTGCTATGGTCGTTGTTGCTTACAGTGGGGCAGACGCCGGAAAATTAGAATATCAATCTACAATGGATGATAGAGTGGTTGGTCTTGTTGCAGAATATAATAGTTCAGCTGCTTCACTAACTGTGAGACTGTTCGACTAATATAATAGTGGAGGAATTAAAAATAAAATGAACGAAAAAGACGAAAAATTGCAAGTTGCTATTGCAGGATTAATGAAGGACCCGCATCAGCGGAAAGCTTTAGCAGAATTGCTCATTGAGTATATTCAGCCAAATCACTTGACCAATCAGTTCATGAGTGTTTTGCTGGACAGTAGAGCTTTAAAACCAGGTGATGCTCTCGTAAAGAAAGTAAGACGTGGTATTAAAGTCTATACTCATACCCCAGGTGCAATTCCGTTGAAAAGTGAGATCACTGTTGAAGATAGAATTAACTATATATTGGATACAGCGATTGTTGGTGTTACAGCCAATGAATGGGATTTAGAAAGTGGTGAATTAGGTAGTATTGAATCTATCAAACAAGAAGCAATGGCTAAACTCAAAGATTACTATTTCAACAAAGTCTTCACAGCATTATCAACAATTTGGAATGAAGCCAATACTGCTGATAACTATGTTGACGTTGGAGGTGTTTTAACCTCACCCGCTCTAATTGCTGCTATCGACAGAATTAATAACACGACTTCTGGTGCTAAAGCCATTATTGGCTTGAGATCAGCGTTACAGCCTATTACTCTGTTTGGTACTTCTTGGAGTGATGGTACAAATGCTAACCCGATTGATTCTAAATTACAAGAAGTAATGGATATTGGTTGGATTGGAAGATACTATGGTGTACCGGTTATTGCTCTTAATCAGCAATACGACAACTTAGCCGATTACAATGCTATGTTACCTGCTGATAAAGTTTTGGTAATTGGAGATAAAGTCGGTGAGTTTATTACCTTTGGTCCTGAAAGACAGAAGGAATGGACTGACCCCAGACCTACACCTCCACAATGGAACTTCGATATGTTTGCTCAGTTCGGTTTTATAATCGACAATGCAGATGGTATCTATGTTTTGAAAGTTGAGTAATAAATTTTTATAACACTGAACACGAGGGCGTGGTGCATGTTTTAGAACCTCTGCTCACGCCCTCGAATTTTATAGCTTAGAAAGGATGGATTAAAATGAGTGAATCAACAATGGATACAAAAGTATATTCTGCAATGCAAGAGGGTAATCCTGTTGCTACTTACAGAAAGACAATCTTAGGTAGGGTATTTGTAAATATCCTAGATCCTTTTACTGGAACTCCTACAGGAATTATTTTGAAGGGTGACCCCACTTCAGAGGACGCTAGAGTAGACGTATGGACAGTGAAAGAGAATTTATTCTTACAAAGAATGAATCGAAAGCATTTTGAAACTGGAGTTTTAAAGAAAATGGAAATTTCGGTGGAGAAATTAGAGAAAATTGCTAATTATTCAGATGCTGAGTTAAAGGAAATCTTAGGATTGGTCTACATTTCTTTACAGAAGAAACTTGTAGAGATGGAAGACCCCGCTATACTTAACAGAATGGTAGAGTTAGCAAAAGAAATGGAAAAATCCGCAAAGATAGTTAGTGCTGTAGAAGGACGGTTACAAGAAGTGCTTTCAGTAGAGGACTAAAATGGCAATAACGCAAACAACAAATTTGGATTACTTACTAGATTTTTTACGGCTTCAGTTAGGAGATACTTGTGCACCTAATTATAGGTACTTAGATGAGTGGCTCCGGACTGCTTTAATAATGGCTGTAAAAATATCTGGTAGATGGTTGAATAACAAATATTTGCTAGACACGGATTACAATGTATATAGGAATACAGAGGCATTGTTTTACTTTGAAGAACCGCCCATTATTGAAGACAGGGATGAAAGGGTTATAATTCTATTAGCCTCGATTATAACTAAACAGGGGAGTTTAGAGAATAATGCTTGGAATGTTGGTTCTTGGAGAGATGCTGAGATAGCCTATAGTAATATAGAATCAGGTAAGGAATTAGTAAGGTCTATAGACAGGGATTGGAATGAGTTAAAGGATTTAGTAAAGATTCCTACAAAGAGACTTGCTAGAATATTAAAGGGAAGTTTACCTGGATTTAAGGATAATTTATATGAAACAGGTGCAAATTAAGGAAGGAGATTTTTATGGGAGATAAAATAAAGGTACTATGGTGTTCTGATCTGGTAACACCAACAGGATTTAGTAGAGTTAGTCATTCAGTAATAGAGTATCTACCAAAAGAAGATTATACTGTTACTGGGTTGGGAGTAAATTATTATGGTGATCCTCACGAGTATGACTTTGAGATTTACCCCGCTACTTTAGGAGGAGATTTATACGGTTTAGGAAGACTTCAAATGTTTGCAAAACGAAATATGGATATCATTTTTATTTTGAATGATGCTTGGGTGGTTGCAGAATATTTGAAAGCCATAAAACAAGTTTTCACAGAAAAACGTCCTAAAATTGTTGTGTATACTCCGGTAGATGCAAAGGAACATGACCCAGATTGGTATAAGGACTTTGATATCGTAGATCAACTAGTTGTTTATACAGAATTTGCGAGACTTGTTATTAATAAGGCTGCCCCACATCTAAATACAGTTGTCATTCCACATGGTGTAGACACTAAAAGATTCTACAAAATGGATATAGACAAAAGGGTTTTGAAAAAAGAATACTTTAAAGATAAAGTAAAAGACCCAGAAGATTTATTTATTATTTTTTCTGGACAAAGAAACCAACCAAGAAAGAAATTGGATATTACTTTGGAAGCCTTTAAATTATTCGTGGATGGAAAACCAGAAAACGTAAAACTCTATTTACATGCTGGAGTAAAAGATTCTTATATTGATTTGATCAAGTATGCAAAAAGATTAGAGATTGACGAAAGAGTTTTATTGACAAACCTTATGTTAGGAACACAAGCAGTTCCTATAGAGAAACTAAATCTTATTTACAATCTTTGTGATATTGGTGTGAATACTGGTTTAGGAGAAGGATGGGGTTTGGTGAACATTGAACATGCAGTTACAGGAGCACCACAAGTTGTACCAAATCATAGTGCACTAACAGATTTGTATTCTGATTGTGGAATTTTAATAGAGCCTTCTTTCAAGTGGGTTCAAAATTCTATCATGACAGTAGGAGAAGTTGTTACAGCAGAGGATTTTGCGGAAGGATTAGAATTACTTTACACAGATAAACGATTATACAATTCTTTATCAAAAGCCAGCATTGCTAAATTTTCTTCTGATGAATTCTCATGGAAAACTGTTTCTGGTATGTTTGACAAAGTTTTTAGAGAGGTCTTAGAAAAATGACAATAAGTTTTCCTTCTAATACAAGAGATATAATAAATGGAATAAGGACTGCTATAGGTAGAACAATTGTTTTACAGGACTTTGACAGAACAGCTTGTACCTATAGCGGATGTGGGGTAGACCCAATAACAGATACCGCTATAGATCCATTTTGTCCTGTTTGTTCTGGGGTAGGTTATACCACAGTGATGAACGAAACTTCTATATTAGCTCATGTATTTTGGAAACCAGCAGATATGCTGAATTGGGTTACTGGCGGGCAGTATTTTACTGGAGACTGTGTGGTACAGGTTGAGTATACAGACACTAACATAGCTAACATTAATGATGCTAAATATGTTGTTGTAGATGATAAACGACTTCGTATAAAAGATAAAGTTTTGAGAGGGGTTCCAGCAATAAATAGAGTTATTTTGGATCTGGAACTAGAAGAGGAGTAGGATATGGGAAATGTTATTCAAGGCGTGGATATCTTAGATTATATTCGTGCCATAGATAAGGAAAATAAAAAGTTTCAAGCAATAACTTTACAGAATTTAGAGGAGTTATTAGAGGACAAAGAAGTTTACAAGGTAGCTAGAAAGATAGTTTTGGATTCATTTAATAGCTATACAAGAGCTATTAGAAGAGAAATATTTGGAGACGACTTTGAGTTCTTATCAAAAAATAGAAA